GTCATGGACAGTATGGTTCCGTTTATGCCGATGATTTCAGGAGACTTTATCAATAAGACAAGGGCAAGAAGTTCCTCTATGCAAGGCACAGGCTTTGTTTGTGCGGCGGCAGAACCTTATGGCAGATTCCTTTATATGGGAAAAACGATGGTGGACGAGCTGACTGGAAGTCCTTACGCTCGGCAGTATGCGAAGAAAGTCCTTGTCAGTCAGTTCTCTGGTCGGACAGCTGCAAAGGAAAATCTTGAATACACCAAACAGGCTCACCCACGGGCACAAGCAAAGTGGTTTGATGCCGCTAAACAACAATACGGCAGTACATGGATTCGTAAAGTAAAAGCACAGGCAGGAGGTGGCAGACATGGCGGATAAACCTATCGGAAAAGATGCAACTGGATATGAGATTCTGACAGATGCCATGAAAGCACTTCTAAACCAGTATCCAGGGTTATACGAAAATGAAACAATCAAGTTTGAAGAACTCGGCAAAGAATCAGGAATTGCGTTCTCGGCAGACAACGGGGCGTTGATCTATTCAGAGAAAGAAGACGTTTGCGGAACGATGCATCAGGTATGTCAGTACCCATTTTACGTGGTATATCGTACAGCATCTGACAAAGAAAGGCAGAAACTATCTGTTCAGAAGTTCCTTGACAATCTCGGTAAATGGATATGCCGGGAACCAGTTATTATAAATGGCTCTGAGACGCGTTTAAATGTGTTTCCAGAGCTTTCACAGGGGCGAGTGATAAAACGTATCACACGTGACAACTCCTATGGTTTAGAACCGCAGGAGAGCGGCGTACAGGACTGGTTGTTACCATTGTCGGTGCGCTACGAAAATACTTACGAAGCAATATAACAAGTAACAACCGGCTATCAATTGGAGATAGTCGCTAACCTACACAGCCTTTTAAAGTTATAGGCAGAAAGGACATTTCTATGCCAGTTACAGGAAAAATTGACCGTAAATATATGGCTCATTATATCGACGCAGGCTCCCTCTGCGGAGGACTGACGCCGAAATATGAGCGTCTTGGAAAAGACCTGGAAGAGTACAATGTAGAACTCAATCCAGACACTGAAACATCTAAAAACATTCTTGGAGAATCCACATTTAAACACAATGGCTACGAAGCTTCTTCTGACGCTGATCCGTTCTATGCAGATACTACATCAGATCTGTTCGAAAAGCTTCAGCAGATCGTTGATGAACGTCTTAAAGACGATAATTTGAAAACAAGTGCAGTTGAAGTGCACCTCTGGAAAGAAGCAACAGCCGGTAAATACGAAGCATACAAGCAGGATTGCCATGTTGTGCCGACATCCTACGGCGGTGATACATCTGGATATCAGATTCCGTTTACAGTGAACTACGTTGGAGAACGTGTCAAAGGAAAATTTGACATTACTTCAGGAACATTTACAGCTGACAGCGAATAATTTTTAGGAGGGTATAGAAAATGGCAAAAACAATTAATACAAACATTGATGATGGATTTCTTCTTTTTACATTCACGAACAAACAGGGAGAAGTGTTTTCTTCGTTTAAATTGAATCCTACTGACATTAACGTTGCGGCAAGAGCGGAAGAATTGGAAACTTTCTTTGAACAGGCTCAGGAATCTGTTAAAAATGTTTCTTCCAGCAAAGAAATGGCAGAGATCAATAAACAGATTGAGGACAAAATCAATTATATGCTCGGATACGAAGCATCTAAGGATTTATTTAAAGAACCAATTACCGCAACAACTGTTTTTGGAAATGGTCAGGTGTTCGCCTATATTGTTCTGGACAAAATCAATGAAGCACTTACACCGGAAATTGAAAAAAGAAAGAAAAAAATGCAGGAAGTGGTCAATAGGTACACGGAGAAGTATACAAAATGACCGCCTATGAACTTCCCACCTCACTAAAAATCGGTGAGGTGGATTTTTCTATCAGGACGGATTTCCGAGTAATTATCGATATTCTGGTCGCCATGAACGACCCGGAATTAGACGAGCAGGCAAAAGCAGTTGTTATGTTGCAGATTCTGTTCGAGGATTGGCAGAGTATACCGCTGGAACACTTATCTGAAGCCTGTCAGAAAGCGTGTGAGTTTATTGACTGCGGACAGACTGATGACATTCCGAACAAACCAAAGCCCCGTTTAATGGACTGGGAGCAAGATGGAGACATGATCGTGCCGGCTGTAAACAAGGTTGCTGGTAAAGAAATCAGAGCCGTACCGTATATGCACTGGTGGACGTTCTTCGGATACTTCATGGAATCCGGCGAGTGCCTGTTCAATACAGTTGTTGGAATCCGCTCTAAAAAGGCGAAGGGTGAAAAGCTCGATAAATGGGAAAAGAAATTCTATCAGGAGAATAAGAACATTATTGATATAAAAACACGTCTCAGCGATGAGGAGCAAGCTTATAAAGATAAGCTGAATGAGATGTTGAACCTCAAATAGTTAGGAGGTGGACACATGGCTGCTGATGGCTCAGTCATTATTGATACCAGAATGGACACATCAGGCGTGCAAAACGGCGTATCAGCAATCAGACAGTCTTTTAACGGACTTGGCAGCGTAGTAAAAAAAATAGGCGTACTGATTGGCGGAGCATTTGCGATTGGAAAACTGACGCAGTTCGGTAAGGAATGCGTAGAACTCGGCTCTAACCTTGCCGAAGTGCAGAACGTGGTTGATGTTACATTCACAACCATGTCGGACAAGGTAAACGAATTTGCAAAGAATGCTATGACCTCTGCCGGACTGTCAGAAACCATGGCGAAGCAGTATGTCGGTACGTTCGGAGCAATGTCTAAGTCGTTCGGTTTCTCTGAGGCACAGGCTTACGATATGTCAACGGCTCTGACGCAGCTGACTGGTGACGTAGCATCATTCTATAACATTTCACAAGACTTGGCTTATATAAAACTGAAGTCAGTTTTTACAGGAGAAACGGAAACACTTAAAGACTTGGGTTAACAATTAGCTCCCTTACACAGCAATGTGTATTGAATAACATGGTGAACGAAGAAATCTTCGGTGTGTTGCTTTATGAGCAATGCTAACGGTAAAAGCCTAAAATTATTTAAAAAACTTGTGGTTATGACACCTATATGATATAATATTTATAGGAGGTGATTTCCATGAGTGAAGAAATTTGGAAAGATATTAAAGGCTACGAAGGCCTGTATCAAGTAAGCAATCTGGGAAGAATAAAAAGCCTTGAGCGTAGATGTAAGGCCAGATGGTATACAAGAAAAGTACCAGAGAAAATTTATTCTCCTGCACTTGATACTTATGGTTATCCAATAGTCTCTTTGCATAAAGACGGTAAAAAGAAAACGATTACAATTCATAAATTGGTTGCAAATGCTTTTCTTAAAAAGCCGGACGGTTGCAATTCTATTAATCACATTGACGAAAATAAGCAGAACAATTGTGTTGAAAATCTTGAATGGTGTACTGTTCAAGAAAACAATGCTTATGGAACGAGAGTAGAACGGCTAAGAAAAACTCAGCAAAGAGCGGTTCTACAATGTGATTTAGATGGAAATGTAATTAGAGAATGGGAGGGGATGAACTTCCTTTGTAGAGAAACAGGATATGACCAAGGTTTAATATCTAAAGTATGCAATAATGTTCACAGACATCGTACTGCATATGGATTCAAATGGAAATTTAAATAATCATGGTAATACCGTGCTAAGCATCGAAGAGTCTCAATAAGAGGCTCTTTTTTGATGAAAGTGTAACGACTATTCCGTAAGGAAGTAGGTTTAGGGCGAAATTCCCTATTCTGAAGTGCCATGCATCCTATTTGGATGAAGAGATAGTCTACTCCCCTAATAAATATCGGGAAACCGAGGGTATAAAGGGTCGTTATGACACAAAGTGCACTTGACCAGTACGCACTGGCTAATGGCTATGGCAAGACTACATCTGCCATGACCGAGCAGGAGAAAGTAGCTCTGCGCCTGGCTTTTGTACAGAAACAGTTGTCTGCCGCATCTGGAGACTTCATCCGTACTTCAGACAGCTGGGCGAACCAGGTGCGAGTGATGCAGTTACAGCTGCAATCTCTCAAAGCAACAGTCGGACAGGGATTAATCAACCTCTTTACTCCTGTTCTGAAAGTTATCAATATCTTACTCGGTAAGTTAGCAACTCTGGCAAATGCCTTCAAGTCATTTACGGAGTTAATCACCGGAAAGAAGTCTTCTGGACAAACAGGCGCGAGTGGCGCAGGCCTTGCCGGAACGGATGCAATAGCCGACACAGCCGATCAATACGGAGAAGCTGCCGATAATGCTGAAAAGCTGGCAGGCGCAACAAATGACACAGCGGATACAACTAAGAAAGCCACTAAGGCAGCAAAGGGATATCTTAGTCCTTTAGATGAAATAAATAATTATTCAACGGACAAAAGTACGGATTCATCTTCAAAAGCACCGAGCGCAACTGGCGGCCTTTTAGATCAAATGAAAGATGTTGTGCAAAATGTTGATTACGGAAAGTTGGCAGAGGGCGAGACAGTTCTTGATAAAATGTCAAAACCGCTAAAAAAGATAATCGACAGATTTAAACAGCTGGCTAAGTTAATTGCAAAAGGATTCTGGGATGGATTAGGAGATTACGAGCCGATTTTTGACGGAATAAAAAAGGATCTTGATTCCATATGGAAATCTTTAAAGGATATCTTCACTGATCCAGAAGTTGTTAAGGCGGCAAATAAGTTCTTAGATTCATTTGCATATGCAATTGGACAAGTTGCTGGCTCATTTGCCAGAATCGGATTGACAATTGCGCAAAACATTATAGGCGGAATTGAAAAATTTTTAAAGCAGAACACGCAAAGAATAAAGAACTATCTGATAGATATGTTCAACATCGGTGCTGAAATTTCACAAATCGCAGGAAATCTTGCAGTTGCTTTCGCAGATGTTTTCTCAGTTTTTGGTGGAGAAACCGCGCAGCAGATCACAGCAGATTTAATTGGGATTTTTGCTGAAATTGGAATGACCGTCACAGAAACGGCTGCAAAACTTGGCAGAGATATCCTTAACATGATTGCACAGCCTTTTATCGACAACAAGGACATTTTAAAGTCAGCAATCGAGGGTAGCCTCGGAGTAATAGAAACCGTAACAAGTGGGGTCTTAACAGTTGTTCAAAACCTTAGTGACGCAGTATCAAGATTATACGATGAACATGTAAAACCGTTCTTTGATTCTATAGCAGACGGACTATCAAGTATACTTGAAACTCTAATAACTGGATATAACACATACATTCTTCCAGTGCTACAAGGACTGGCGGAACAAATCAAAGGGCTGTTAGAGGGACCGTTGGGGGATGCTATCCTAAAAATAGAAGCATTTCTCGGTAAGCTCATTGATTCTCTGAAGCTTCTGTGGGAATCGGTATTAGTACCTTTAATCAACTGGATAATTGCGAATTTGCTTCCGGTTGTGGCAAAGATAATTGACGTTGTAGGAACCACAGCAATAAAAGTTATAAAATCATTGATTAAAATAATTGGTGATGTAGCAGATACACTGAGCGGAATTATTGACTTTCTTGTGGGAGTTTTTACAGGAGATTGGGAGCTTGCTTGGCAGGGAATAAAAGAGATTGCGGATGGAGCATGGAGTCTTATTAAGGATATTGTAACTGGCACATGGGACGCAATTAAAGCCGTAACAAAAGGCGCGTTGAGCATAATTAAGAGCATTATCAATGTTACTTGGAATGCGATTAAAGCAGTAACATCAACGGTTTGGAATGCGATTAAAAAGACCCTTTTTAGCATTTTAAATTCTATTAAATCTACAGTCGGCACAGTAGTTAATGCAATCAGGGCTAAGGTTACACATACATGGAAGAGCACGTGGAGTGAGGCAACTCAAACATTGAAGAATGCCGCCACGTTTATATTTGCCAAAGTAGGAGCAATAAAAGATACTATCACTAATAAGTTTAATGCTGCCAGAGATGCAGTCAAATCTGCATTTGAAGGCATTGTGAATTTTATTAAAAGGCCGATTAATCAGGCAATCAGCATTGTTAATAATGCAGTTGGGATGATTAATAATGCAATTGGCGGAATTGAATCTGCATTTTCCTTTGGACCCTGGACTGTTCCAACACCGTTTGGCTCAAAGACTATCGGATTTCATGCAACATTTCCGCGTATCGGAACTATCCCGTATCTGGCCAGTGGTGCAGTTATTCCACCAAGGTCAGAATTCCTTGCGGTATTAGGAGATCAAAAGAAAGGAAATAACCTGGAAGCACCGGAAAGCTTATTACGGCAGATCGTCCGGGAAGAGTCAGGAAAAGGGCAGGGAGATGGAAATACCTACAATGTTACAGTTAATGCATCTGGCAGAAAACTGTTAGATATTATTATCAGTGAAGCTGAAATGAGAAGAAACCGGAACGGGAAGAACCCATTTGAGTTAGCATAAGGAGAAGAATATGGCGCAGGAACAGTTTAAAATAGACAATGTTGTTATAAGAGCACCGGACAGTTATAAGCCGGTGTTCGCAACCACTTCTACGGAAGACTCTAAAAGAAGTCAGGATTTGATTATGCATAATACACCAATGGGGACAATTGGCGGGTATGACATGCAATGGGGTGAACTTACGTGGGCTGAAATAGCAACCATACTAAATACTGTACTTAACAAAAGTCAATTCACATTCCACCACAAAGACCCAACTATTCCGGGAAGATGGGTAGACAGAACATTCTACGCATCAAATTTCAACATGGCTGCGCAAACTCTGAAAGATGGGGAAGAAAAGTGGACGGATTTGTCTATTAATGTAAGGAGGATTGAGCCGATTTGATAAATGTATCTACTCAGTTAAAAAAAGAATCTCTTATAAACAGAAATTATTACGTGACAGCAAATGTTACATTGTCAAATGGTACAACTCTTAAATTAGGCAAAAAAGACTTTTACTTGTCTGGAAATAGTCTCGTAGATTCAGCAGATTCTGGGGACTTCCCAGTGGGCGTGGCAATCGAAAAAACGGCAAGCTTATCATTAGTAAATGATGACGGGCACTTTGACGGATATAATTTTAATGCCGCAAGGTTTGTTATCTTTCTCAATGTGCAGTTATCCGACAGGATAGAAACTATAAAGAGAGGTACTTATATTGTATCGAAAAAGCCTGCAACAGCGAGTGAAATAAGTCTTTCTCTCTTAGATAAAATGCACAACGCCGATAAGACATATGATTCTAACCTGTCTTTTCCTTGTACAGTCAAAGAGCTGCTCTCAGAATGCTGTCAGCAATGTGGAATCACTCTTGGAGATGCAATGTTTCCAAATGCGGACTTTCAGATTCAGAAAGCGCCATCTAATGCGACATACCGTACAGTAATCGGAATGTGTGCCGGGATAGCTGGTGGAAATGCAAGAATCGACGAAAATGACTTACTTAGGATTATTACGTTTGATAAGACATTTACCAATACGACTATTTACGATGGTGGAGCAGTAAAAAATTGGACAGGTGGCGATAATCTGGATGGCGGCACGCTTAAACCGTGGACGACAGGGACTGTAATTGATGGTGGTACGTTAAGTAATAATGATTATCACGCGTTATTTTCAATCCAGAATCTACAATATGACGTAGACGATGTTATTGTAACAGGCGTCAAATATGTAGAAGATGAAACCGAATATATGTCGGGTCAGGACGGCTATGTAATTACTATTGATAACCAGCTGCTGTCAGGAAATGCGCAGGCAGGCGTTGAAGCTATTGGAAAACAATTAATCGGTTTGCGAATGCGTCCTTTTTCATGTGATGGAATTGCCAACGGATACGCCACTTTCGGCGATTCAGTCGAATTTATCGACACTAAAAATCGTGTTTTTAGATCATTTGCAACTAATGTAGAATTTGTGTTCGGTGGCTCAACAACATGGAGCTGTAGTGCAAAGAGTGCCGAAGAAGATGTAAGTGAGTTTATTGGTGGTCAGCAAGCAGCGGTAGAGCAGTCAAAAAAAGATATAGAGAAGAAACTATCTGCCTATGACGTAAAGCTCAAACAAATGAACGAGCTTGCAGCGAACACGCTGGGTTTCTTCTATACAGAGGAAGTACAAGAAGATGGTTCCGTAATTACGTACCGGCATGATAAGTCTACACTTGCTGATTCTAAAGTAATCTATAAGACAAGTGCCGATGGATTCTTCTTGTCAGTGGACGGAGGCCAGACTTGGAAAGCGGGCTTTGACAGTAATGGGGATGCTGTCCTGAATATTCTTTACGCCATTGGCATTCAATCAGAGTGGATTAATACAAGAGGTTTCACAGCGAAAGACAATAACGGGAATACGACATTAAGAATAGATGCTGACACGGGTGCTGTTACGTTAGAAGTTGAAAGCTTTACCCTGAAAAGCAGAACTATTGAACAAATTGCCAAGGATGTTGTGGATGAGACAGTTCAAAGCAATGTGACTATCCCGAACTATTATGGCACGTATACACCAACATTGCAGAACTATCCGGCATCTGAGTGGAAAAGTGAAGAATATAAAAAGCATGACGGCTCGATTTTCATGAACTTCTCTACAAGCCAGGTATATATGTTTTCTGGGACTGATGGCGCTTGGCGGGAACTGGATGCTGAAAAAATTGTCAATTTTGAAAGAGTTTTTAACGCTTTAACGGATAGCGGTAAGCAAGAGGGAATTTATATGCAGAACGGACATCTGTATATAAATGCTTCCTATATTAAGTCTGGCCAGATTTCAGCCGATTTGATTAGCTTGAAAAACATTAATGTTACAAACAGTTCTGGAATATCAACATTTGCGATTGATAACTACGGAAATGTTACGCTCAGACCTAACACATTCGCGTTAACAAACGGTGATACAATATATAGCGTTGCTGAAGATAAAGCTTCGACAGCACTATCTAATGCAAATCGCTATACAGACAAGGCACTTAGTGATCTCGACATAGGAAAAATGTCTAAACAAGAGATTATTGATGTGCTAAGCGATAACAGTAGTAATAAAGGTCTGTATCTATCAAATGGCAATGTGTACATGAATGCCGATTATATTAACACAGGCGAATTAGCAGGATGGAAAGTTGGAATTAAAAAGCTTTCAGCAAGTGGCACGTATGGAGAAGTAATACTAGATGCTTCAACTGGAGAGATCTATTCAGAGACGAATACAGGAGTATATGTGCCGGGGTACGGGACGTTGTATGGAACGCGAATCAGAGGAATCAATCTTTATACAGGAACCGTACACGCAAGCTCAGCCTCGTTTAATACTAGCGTTTCGGCGAGCAGCGTTTCAGCGAGCAGTGTTTCAGCATCAGGAAAAGTTAAAGCAGGCACACACGTAGAAGCCAGTGGTCATTTCTATAGCATCGGAACGGGAACGGACCTTGCAGATGCTTCTATCAGAGGGAAGTTGAAAGTAAGCGGGACAAAATCAAGATCAGTTTCGACGGTAGACTATGATGAGCAACTCTTTTACTGCTATGAAATGTCAACCCCATTCTTTGGAGATATCGGTGAATCTGTAATATCGGATGACGGGACTTGTATGATTGACATAGATGATATCTTTCAGGAATCTGCGAATGTCGGCATTAAATATTATGTGTTCTTGCAAAGAGAAGGAGAGGGCGACTGCTGGATAGCTGAGAAAGAGCAGAATTATTTTGTTGTAAAAGGAACTCCGGGACTTAAATTTTCGTTCGAAATCAAAGCAAGACAAGCTGAATATGAGCATATGCGATTTACTGACCCGGGAGATACGGCTTATACAGACGCAAGAGATATAGAAATCTCGGAACCAGATTATGAATCAGAACTTACTAACGACAGATTAAGCATTATCAATCAGATGGAGGTAATATCATGAAGAAGATTTTAACAAGTTTTATGAATCTTAGCACTGGAGAAGGAAGTCGAATTGCTTATACCTATTCAGAAGTAGACGAAAGCACAGGAAGTATCATCAGTCAGAACAATAAAGGCAATTTTCTCGTGATGGATGACAGCGTGCAGAAAAATCTTGATTCTGTAAAGAATTACATAAGGAATAATTTCCTTTTATAAGGAGGTAAGTCTAATATGGCCGATACATATACAATACAATTCCGGCGCGGTATGTACGCCGATTTTGATACGTCGAAAATTCGCCCCGGAGAGCCTGTTGCGATTCTTGGCAATGACCCGTCCGTTCCATCTGGCAAAGCCTTATACATTGCATTTGCGGCTAATGATGTAAGACGATTGTGTTCCATTGAGGATATTTCAGAGATGGTCAATGCCGGAGAATTTGTTGGCCCGCAGGGTCCAAAAGGCGAAAAAGGAGATAAAGGAGAGAAAGGCGCAGAGGGTCCTGCTGGCCCGCAGGGTCCCAAAGGTGAAAAAGGAGATAAGGGCGATCCGGGAGAAAGGGGCGCGGATGGCACCGTAGCATTTGAATCGCTAACACCTGAGCAGAAAGAATCACTAAGAGGTATCTCTGTCACAGCGGTCAGTATCGACGTAGATGGAAATTTGACAATAACATTTTCAGATGGTGATAGCGAAAATGTTGGGAATGTTATAGGGCCTCAAGGAGTGCCGGGTCCAAAAGGTGATAAAGGAGATGTTGGCCCAGTTGGTCCGCAAGGTCCACAAGGAGAAAAGGGCGAACAAGGAAATGACGGAACATCTCTCAATATTCTTGGTACAAAAGAATCTGAGGCAGACCTCCCCTTGAGCGCAGAGAAGAACGACGCGTATTTAATAAATGGAGAAATGTGGGTTTTTGACGGCACAAATTGGAACAATGCCGGCAAGATTCAAGGGCCACAAGGACCGCAGGGACCAATTGGTCCACAAGGCCCAAAGGGTGACCCGGGACCGCAAGGCGTAAAAGGAGACCCTGGAAAAAAAGGAGAGCAGGGGGCACAAGGTCTAAAAGGCGATACCGGGCCGCAAGGCGAGCAAGGCCCAGTTGGTCCAAAAGGCGAGCAAGGAGATACTGGTGCGCGAGGAATCACATTCACTCCTGTTGTAGACAGCAAAGGGAATATAAGTTGGAGTAATGACGGAGGGCTTAAAAACCCCCAGACAGTAAATATTACCGGGCCACAAGGCGATACGGGCGCAAAAGGAGATACTGGGCCGCGAGGAGAAAAGGGAGAGGCTGGGGATGCCGGGCCTAAAGGAGACAAGGGCACTACATTCGTCCCAAGTGTGGACACCGATGGAAATATAAGCTGGAGCAACACAGATGGAATCACCAATCCCGAAACAGTCAACATAAAAGGGCCAAAAGGAGACAGGGGAAGTGATGCGACTGTCCCGATTGCTACAACTGAAACTCTTGGCAAGGTTAAGCCCGACGGTAAGACAACATTCATAGACGAAGACGGAACACTCCACGCAAAAGGCGGAGGCGTGACCGTTACCCCTAAACCCGTAAACAACCCAACAATTGAAAATGCAAACACATCTGTCACAATTAAATGGCAAGACCCTGAAAACACGGTAATCAGTGGCTCAACATTTTCTACATGGGCTGGCACAAAACTTGTAATGAAAGAAACGGGCTATCCTGCAAATCCAGATGACGGAACGCTTGTGGTTGATAATACGGTTCGAGATAAATACAAAACCACAGGCTATACAGTCACAGGGTTAACAAGCGACAAACAATATTACTTCGTGCTGTTCCCATACAACACTGATGGCGTATACAACTACGATACAGGAAACAGACTTCTCGGTGAACCAGGGGAATTGAAGATTGTCACATTCGCTGACGGAACGGATGCTGAAATAGCAAGGATGATTAAAGCGCACTACGCAGGTAAAATCAATATTGGCGAATATTGGGCGGTTGGCGACAAGAGAACCATCCATCACAATGCTATGGATGCAACAGGCGTGAGTGAGTCACACAAAGCAAATGATTATGCTTATGTGATCATCGGAATTGAACATGACGACTTGGTAACTGCTATCAATGGCAAGGCCAAAGCCGCTATTACAATTCAGACGGAACGCCTGCTGTATTTAGACACTACGACAGAATATAACAATTCTCTCAATGCATCTCATGAATGTGGTTATATGAATAGCTCAGATATGAATAGCGGCGGTTGGGAAGGTTGTGAAAGACGTACATGGTGTAATAATGTGTACAAGAAATGTTTACCTGCTTATGTCCAAAGCATGATGAAACAGGTTAAAAAGCTGACATCTGTGGGAGGTCAGAGTAGTACAATCAAGACTTCAAACGATTATGCGTTCTTACTATCTGAAATCGAAATTTTTGGTAACATTCCATATTCTTTTGGAGGTGAAGGAACACAGTATCAATACTTTAAGAATGCGACCGCAAACAGGTATAAAAGCCCACGAGCTAGCAATTATTATGCGTCTGGGATTTGGTGGGAGCGTTCGCCTTGCCGCAGTGCCAATGAGTCCTTCTGTGTTGTGAATGAGGCAGGGAATACGAACATCGCCGATGCCAGTCAAGAAAGGAGCCTCGCCCCTTGCTTATGTTTCTAAAATCCTAGTAAATTAATGAATTATTTATAGCTGAATGGCTAAGAACAGGAGGTGCATATGGATAAAAAGGAAATTGCAAATATTTATAAAGCAATCAATCGGGTTTCAAACAGGCTGAATGAGATGTCTGAAAAGCTTGACTCGGTGATGCAGATGCTTAATGCGGAATCTAATCGTAAAATTCTAATTAATGGTGATGGTATTGACAGTCTGGCTGAACTTGTATCAACGCATGATTCGGCACTTGATGAACTGGCTACTTTAGTTGCAGGCATTGGAGGTGGAAACAATGGTTAAATTTTTCGAAGAACGAGTAATCAATGGGCTGAAAAAATGGACAGATGTTCCTGAGCTGTGGAATGCAAAGGTGATTGAAAAGTTGAAAAAAGATGACTATGTGCTGAATGAGGATGGGACGGTAGAAAGAGCAGGTTCACTACAGTAAACGTTATGCACGCAGGAAAAATTTGAGAGGATTTTTGTATGACAAATAATCAAAAAGTAGTTCTCAGGAAAATTATTTATGCGGTCGAAACTGGCGAACAGGTTTACGGACAGCAGGATTATTCGGACTTCACGGAAGCCTACACCAATTCTTCTGAAGAACACGCAATCACAATCGGGGCGGGACAGTGGTACGCAACCGAAGCACAAACGCTTTTGAAACGGATTCATGACGCAGATACGGCACAATGGGACAGACTGGACAGTATCGGATTATGGGAGCAGGTGCAGGAGGCAGACTGGTCTTGTTTTAACATTTCCAGAAACAGCCAGTTTGCAAATTTAATCGTACGGCTCATATCGTCCAAAACCGGTGTTAAATGCCAAGATAGCCTTATGGACGAACAATTAGCCACCTATGTAGATGAAGCCTTTAAACAGGGCGTTACGGACGCTAGAGGACAAGCTATGTGTGTGAACTTTAGGCATCAAGGTGGACTATGGGCAGTAACGAGGATTCTGGCAAAGGCCCAGAAACCATATACACTGGACAGTCTCTATGCAGCCTGCCAGACGGACACAGGGAATCAAGTCGGGGCATATAAGAGCAGACAGAGATTTGTTTATAATGCGCTGAAAACATATTTTCCAGAAAGTGAGGAAACAGGCATGAACGCAATTGATAAATTAATCCAAATCGCAAAGAATGAAATCGGATATCTTGAAAAGGCAAGTAATAGTCAGCTTGATAGTAAGACAGCAAATGCCGGAGAAAATAATTACACAAAATACTGGCGAGATATTAAGCCGGATTATCAAGGACAACCATGGTGTGCTGCATTCGTTTCGTGGTGTATGATGAAAGCATTCGGATTAGACACAGCAAAGAAACTTTTGAAGCACTGGCCATACGTTTACTGCCCGACAATGGCGGATTTGTTTACTTTGAACAGTAATCCAAAAGTCGGAGACATTGTTATTTTCTACAGAAACGGTACATTTACACACACCGGAATCGTAATAAAGGTATCAGGAGATCGGTTCTGGACAGTCGAAGGAAACACTTCTGGTGGCTCTACAATTATCGCAAATAGTGGTGGTGTATGTCAGAAAAGTTACTACAACAGCAACCTTCCCGGAACAAAATTCTGTACTCCAAATTACAGTTTAGTTAAAAATACAACGTCAGTTTCAGACTCAGATACAACCAAAAAGCAGAACACCAGAGCCTATATTGCACAGATCAAAAAGGACACAAAATGCTATACAAAATCAAACAAAAACAGCCCGTCAAAGCTGTTTCCAAAACTGAAAAAAGGTGCAGTTGTAGAGGTGATGAAGTACACAGAAACTGACAGTTCAGGGCTGAAATGGTATTTTATCCGCATCCCGCATCCGGCAGAAGGGTTTGTTTTTGAATTTGTTCCAAAAGGAGCATTCACCAGAATCACAGAAATTTCTAAATGATTTTCCCGGGGAATTACCCCGGGAGTTTTATCTTTAAACATATTTTGTATCATTTCGGAAGTTTTAGACTGTTATCGTTAGTCACACGTTAGTCACAAATAAAAATATTGTTTCCTAATATAATAGTGCCAAAAACACTGTATTTACAGGCATTTGCGCAAATTCTCAATTCCTATTTGCTGGTCACAAACAATAAAATTAGAATAATAAAAATGAAATGTGGGAAATCCTTGCAAAATCGCTAGAAACGTTGATTTTAATAGGGTTTCCGGCATTTCGATAATGATATTTCGGTTGTCTTAGAAAGATTAAAATGGGTTCCGTTAGTCACAGTTAGTCACAAATGGAACTTTTATCTTTTCTATTTCTGTCCGAAGTTCTTCTAACGTCCTGTGGCCGTACACAGCATTTGTAACATCTCCGCCAAAAGAGTGGCCGAGCATTCGTTTTCGGTCGTTCTCACGGACACCATATTTTTCACACAACATAGAAAAGGTGTGTCGACAATCGTGCGGCGTGTGCTTCGGATTGCCGACGATTCCCAAACGTTCCAGTGTAGGATAGAACAATGCTTTTCTATGGTGTTGCTGAGTATATACGCATAGTTTTCCATCTTGTGTCAGCACTTTCTGTTCGACAAAATGGTATACAGCAGGATGTATCGGGACGATTCTGTTCTTACCGGCTTTTGTTTTGATTCCACCTTGAAAGTATTTCTCTTCTAGGTTGGTCGTAAGTTTTAACACTTCGCCAATTCTCCAACCGGAGTAACACATAATAAGAATGAGCTGCACTTCTGGATCGTCAGTATTATTCCACAGCACTTGCATCTCCTGATCAGAAAATGGCGTTCCATGTTCAGTGTCATTATCAGCATTAACATGGACATATAACGCCTTATTTTCCGTTACAATTTCTGAGTAAACCGCATATTTGTACATCTGCTTGAATAGAGTCAGGATAGCCATCTGACTTTGCTTTTTCAGCTTACATCCATCAATAACCTTTTGCATATCAGGAGCCTTTAAATCTTCAAATATGCGATTGTGCAGAACAGTGCAGTTTGTATAAGCTGTTCGATACGCTTCCTTTGAACTGTATGACAGTTTTGTCCCCTCTGGGAACTTCCACGCATAAAACTGTTTATATACCTCTGAGAACGTCAATTTCTTGATTTCCGGGTGTTTTCCTTCGACACCCTTGATTGTATTGTAGTCAGCAATCAAGTGGCTTATAAGAGTATCTATGTCAGTTGTAGGGGACACCTCAAGAGTCCGTTCCATGCCGGGCTGATACGTGCCGGCTTTGTATGCTGTCAGGACAGTGAAACCTTTTATCCAGTCATCCACATAGCAGATTGCCGGCGGACGTTTTAGTTTACCAGTATCGTCCGGTGTAGCTGGTGGATGTACTGCGAAACAGTTTCTCCGGTTCTTGCCAAGATAACGGATGCTGCCGAAACTATTCGGCAATTTTGGATATTTCTTTCTTTTCTTCGCCATTTTTATTCCTCTTTTCTTTATAGCTGTTTTAGGTATAAAAATAACAGCCGAACAAATTTTCTGTCTTGTTCGACTGCTCCGAAGATGATACAATATGTTTTGACCAGAGTATAGCATCTCTTCGGAGATGTATAAACGCCGTCCCGGTACGCCAATGCCGGGGCGGTTTTTTATTTTATTCTATTTCTTCAATGTCAAGAGAATATCCAAGAACTTCTCCAACGTCTGTGCATTTTCCTTTTAAAGTAACGGTGTCTCCCTTTGACATGGATGCTATTTTGGATTTTTGGTCGTCGTTTTTGATATAACACTGGACTCCGATAATCTCAAAATCTCCATCAGCCATAAGGTCAATATATTTTCCGGCTGCATCAATGTTGCTGAGCTTTCCGGTGATCTCAAGATATTTGCCTTTGTATTTATCAGATGCACCCATTGCATTGCTGTCAAGATCGGACATCATATCATTGACTGATACGGCTGTGTATTCAATTGGTGTAGGCGTATCAACTTCTTTTGCAGATTCCGTCTTTGCGGATGTACTGGAAGAAGACGTGGTGTTTGAATCCGAATTTCCACCAACGGCACCAATAATACCAACAGCGACAACTGCTAAAACTACCCATTTAAGTTTTCCGCCCTTTTTCTTACTCATAGAATTGCTCCTCCTAATAGCTTTATTCGCCACACTTCGCACTTTTCATGCGGATTATGTATTTTGTACCGCTGATTTTGCAATATTATGTAAAGTACGGTTATATGTGGTATTTTTATTTTATCATTTTAAGAGCATATTGTAAAGATTTAGAACGAAATAGAGTGATTTAAATGAAAAAGAAATGTTTTTTTCTATAAAATAGTGAGAGTTCATGTATATCATTGGCAGTTGCCAAGAGTCGGAATAGGTGGTATAATAGCAAAAGCGAACTAATGTTCGGTTCTATTTCCCACAGCCGAACATATACTGTAGCGTAGGCGGTAGTTGCGACAGGGAGGGTTATTTATGGATTATAAGAAGGAAATTATTGAAATGATACAAAAGATAGAAAACAGATGTTGGCTGAGGTCAATATACATTTTCATAAAAACATTAATCGGTTAAAAAGAAAAGCCAAGGGTTTGCGCATTGCCCTTGGCTATTTTCTCATTTCTTTTCGTAAATCGTGTCTAGGAGTTTTTCTAAGTTATCCCATCCAGAATCATCTAGCTTTGCTAGAGCATTGATGAGACGGTATTTAAAATCATCATCACTAGACTTTAGAACATTTCCGAACAACTTAGAAATTTCATCGTTTTTATTCTCTGGCTGAAACATTTCTCCAGTTCCATTTCTTAGCCATTCTTCGTTTACAGAACATTTCTCACAGATTAATTGAATTACTGCGTCTGTAGGAGTTCTTCTTCCAGTTTCATAACTGGATAAATTTGCCTTTGGTATTCCCAAAAAGCTTGCAAATAAATCTTGACTCTTCCAATTAGGATTAGAATTTCTTATTTGCTTTATTCTGTTTTTCAATTCGTACACCTCCTTTCAAATAAGATTATACACCACATAATTAAAAAAGTAAATATTAAAAATTGTACAATGTACAAAAATAGTGCTTGACAAAAGTTGTACATAGTATTATATTAAGAGTGTACAAAGTACAACAAAGGAGGTGAAAAAAACAGTGAAGCGCAAGAAAAAAGAAATCGACAAAACAATTTCTGACCTGTGGAATCGTATCTGGGATTTGCAAGACCAGACAAACAAAATCAAGAAAGCAGTTCTGACAGGTGAAAAAGGTGATTTAAAGATGCCAGAAAGAAGGATTGTTCCTCCAGATGAGCCTATTCCGTTTGGCGGGGCAGTAGATATGGACTGTATCTTTGAGAAAGAACCATGTGAACAGGTAGACGTTGAATTTACAGTGAAAGAAACTTTGCAGATGTATTCGCATTATGTAGATTCATTGTCTACCGATACACATGTATTGGGAGTTATTGCAATAGTTTCTCTAATAATTGCAATAGTGGCTCTGCTTGTATAGAAATTGAGAAAAGACTGGTAATCAGCGCAATGATTGACAGAATAGTTGTTATCCAAAATCTGGATATATCTTGAAAATATGCTTTCATGGCGACTTCACCCGCTTGTGTGATTTCATATGCGTGGTCTTGCGACCTTGAACGCATAAAGCACTTTTTACTGAAAAGGTATCTGCAAGCATCTGCTTCACGCTGATTACTAGGAGTAAATCCACAATTTCTTAAAGCTTTTTTCAATATTTTATATTGATATCTTGTTATCAAATGAACACCTCCTTTACAGGAGAGTATATCACAAGAAAAGAGGTGCGTATATGTCAGAAAAAGAAAAAAGAATCGTTGAAAAGCTGAAAGAAGCGATTCCTAATATGTCAGAATTTGACAAAGGATATATTCTCGGTAAGACGGAAAGCTTTTCCGAGAATAATCTGGAGAAAAAATCAGATAAGAAAGAAGTAGTTAATTCAAATTAGAAAGGAGAAACATGAACGAATTACAGATTTTTAATTCAGAAGAGTTCGGGGACATCCGAACAGCAGAAATTGACGGTAAACCGTACTTTGTTGGCACTGATGTTGCCAAAGCTCTTGGATATAACAATCCCAGAGATGCCGTATCAAGGCATTGCAAGGGAGTCGTGAAACGCGACACCCCTACATCTAGTGGTATTCAGTCAATGTCATACATAAATGAGGGAGATTTGTACCGATTGATTATGAAATCGAAACTTCCATCGGCAGAGAAATTTGAATCATGGGTTATGGATGAAGTTCTTCCGACAATCAGAAAGACAGGCTCATACCGGAAACCACTGACGACAGTTGAACAGATACAGGTTATTGCGACAGGATTCTTAGATCACGAAGAACGGCTTAACAGACTTGAAAACACCATGACTATTGACTATGCACAGCAGGAAGCTATTAGGGACTTAGTGTCAAGTGTCGTAATTGCTCACCTTGGTGGGAAAGAATCAAATGCTTACAAGGAAATTGGCAAGAAAGTATTTGCTGAATGCAACAGGGATATAAAGACTTACTTCACAGTAAATGCCCGCAATAACATTCCTAAGCTGAGATTTGAAGAATCTATGGAATATGTCAGAAATTGGCATCCATGCACCAATACAGTAATGATGATACGTGACTGTAACGCTCAAATGAGTATCAGTTAGAAAAGAGGTTTATATGAGTGCAGTTGATAATTACGTAGAGCAGAATGCACAGATTCATCAGTTCGCCGCAGAGGTTGCGAGAATTATATCAGGCATTCCACAGATGCCGGAGTTCTCTTCAGAGAATATGACTGTAGCCGATGCGAGTCAACTGATCGGACTTCCTATTACAGCAATCCGGGCAGGGATTGTGTACGGATGGTTGCCAATCGGTGTGGCTGTGCAGAATAACAAGCCAGCAAAAAACCTTTCCGGTGGCCGAATCACATATATCATAAGTCCCAGAAAGGTTTATGAAGTAACTGGTCATGTCTGGAAAGGCAAAGAGGCTCTCAATAAGTGAGTGCCCCGGAGGGAGCCGAAACCTCCACCCCGGAGCTTTGCACCACTAAAATGCCTTAGTGGATAGATACATTATAGTTCTCTATCTGCTAATTGTAAAGACAAATAAGAAAAAATAAGGAGAAATTAGCTAGATATGAGTGAAATTAAAAACGAAAGCCAGCTTACATGGGCTGACATTGAAGTAGCACTTGCGACTGAAATTGTCGAAGAAAGCAAGAAAAAGTCAAAAAGATGGTTCACTGCATGGATTGTGACAGTTGCCGCACTGGTGGCAAGCAACCTTGCGTGGATTGCAGGAGAAATGAAATAAAATGAAAGAATATATGCTAATTGCTGTTTGTATGCTTGCCGGGAAATATGTGGATATACCTATCTGGTTGAATATTTTTTTCGGTATCTCGGCAGCATGGGCAGTACGCCAGATGAAAGCAGACTGGCAGTAGAAAATAAGGAGGATAAGAAGATGTTCGAGAAAGAGATTGATGAAATATATGGATTATGCAAAAGAGTTGTGAACGAAGTTCCGACAGCAAATATCACCTTTGATTTTTCGGGCTACGGTTTGGGAGTAAGAGGGGTTAAAAGGGAAGAAGATGTTCTCCTTCTCAAAGACAAATTTAAATGGGATTTGTACCAAAACGTATCTTTTAACCCATTTTATGAGAAAGAAAGTCGTGAAAGCCTCAGAATAATCAAAGCTTTCTTGTTGGAACTTCTGATAGATGGGAGGTGCCCGTTAGATGCTGAATCAAATGGAGCTGAAGCTCCTGCCGACAATGGAACTGATAACGACAGTAAATGGGCTTCTGTCAGAGCTGAATAAGCGGAAGCAGTACATTATTGACTGGGAGAACCCGGACATGTATCTGAATCATCTTGAATATCACAGTGCCAGTGGGTTGCTTCCGGGTGGCAGTATTAGCCCTGCAAGGGGAGATGGTTCTGACAATGTTTACTGTTTTTTTAGCGAGGTGGAGAAAGATGCAGGAGAGGATTAACGAAATTCTTAATTTGATAGATGGGCAGCTTTCTATTGTGACAGATAACCCCATTGAAGAATCATACAAGGCAAGAACATTGGCGAGCTATGTACAGGCTTTAAATGGGCTTTTAGCGGCTCAGAAAACATATAAGGAGGAACAAAAATGACTGAATTTGAAATCCATATACCGGCACGTAAAAAGGCAGTAGTGTCAGAACGAGACATGGCGGTAAAAGTGACCGGGGAAGCGTATAATGCGTTGACAGAAATTTACAATGAAAGCACTTTATCAATGCGCCAGATCGCAAGTCTTCTGATTGTAGAAGGTAGCAAACATATCGTATACGACAAAGCGGAGGTGTGAGCTATGGCAAACTTAATTGGAATCATGGGTGAACCCGGAAGTGGTAAAAGTACATCCCTTCGCAATCTCAATCCAGAAGAAACTTATTACTGTGATTGTGATGGAAAAGGTCTGAATTGGAAAGGGTGGAGAGATCAGTATTCCACTAATAAGAACAATTATGTAAAGACCAGTTTTCCGCAGACCATAGTCAAATATCTTTTAAACATTGCAGAAAAAGCACCGCATATCCATTATTTCGTTGTTGATACCGTAAATAACTTAATGGTATCAGACGAAATGAGAAGATGCAAAGAGAAAGGCTATGACAAGTGGATGGATCTCGCCTCGAGCATCTGGGACTTGGTAGATATTCCGTCAAAGCTCAGAGATGATCTGACAGTGATCTTGCTGTTCCACACACAAACAGAAATGACTGACGCAGGCTATGAGTTTACCAGAATCAAAACCAACGGAAGAAAGACTGAGAAAAACAACATCGACAGTAAGTTCAACTGGTTGCTCAGATCAATGAAACAGGAGAACACCTATTGTTTTTCAACCACTTCTCATAACGACACTGCAAGAACACCACTTGGAGCATTTGAAGAGGAATATATTCCAAATGATATTACGAAGGTCATTGAAGTTATGAAGGATTTTTGATGAGAGAACAAAACTGGTATGTATTTTTAATAGGCCGGTACGCCTATCGGATAAGATGCAAATCGCATTATATCCGTCAATTATACCGTGATAAAGCAATTCGTGAGTACAGGAAATGCGCGAGCAAAGAAGAAGCCATTTCTATGTGCTATGACTATAACAAATATTTTAAAAGGAGATAAAAAATATGGCAATTAAAAGATTTGGAGATTACGAAAAAACACAGGCTTACGGAGATTACGAAGTGCTTCCAAAAGGCGGCTATGTGGTGAAAATTCTTGGATCTGAGCTTTGCAGCAACAGTGTAGGCCAGTATGTAAAAATCAGCTGCGATATCGTAGAAGGCGAATATGCAGGCTTCTACGCAAAAGAATATAAGGCTCAGCAGAATGAGGATAAGAAATGGCACTGCAATTATCTTCTGAATATTCCGAATGATGACGGGTCAGAGAAAGATAACTGGACAAAGAGACGCTTTAAAACATTTACGGAAGCTCTTGAAGAATCCAATCCGGGATACCACTTTGACTGGGATGAGCAGAAATTCAAAGGTAAGATTGCCGGCGGTCTTTTCAATGAAAGAGAGTATGAAAAGAATGATGGAAGTGTTGGAAGAGCCACCAATTTGGCAGCCTTCTGTAAAGTCGATAAAATCCGCTCCGGTGATTACAAACTTCCAAAAGACAGGGTTTTAAACAGTAACAATTCTTCACGCACTAATTCAGATGATTTTATGAGTGTTCCAGACGGTGCAGATGAGGAGATGCCATTCAACTAATGGATATTTTCGATCAAAAAGAAGTCTTAAAGTCTTTCCAGATTCTTGTTGATTCCAGGGAACAAGCGACCGAACGAGCGGAGAAGCGGTATAAATCCTTTTCCGCTCCATATAGTCGAGCAACATTGGATTATGGTGATTACACCTATAATGCAGTATTGCCAGATGGTAGTTCACTTTTTGACACATGTGAAACCATTAAACCATTCTGTGTGGTGGAACGGAAAATGAATTTAGATGAATTGGCTGCATGTTTTACCAGAGGGCGCGAGAGATTTCAAAGAGAGTTTGAGCGAGCATTAGATCAGCAGTGCAGGATTTACCTCATCTGCGAAAATTCGAACTGGGAAAACCTTTTGAACGGTAAATATCGAAGCAAATTCAACTCCAATGCGTTTTTAGCTTCCAGTGTTGCATGGATGGTCCGATACAACATGAATGTGGTTTTTTGCAAAGAGGAAACATCTGGAAGACTGATAAAAGAAATTTTATACAGAGATTTAAAAGAAAGACTTGAAAGGGGTGAGTTTGATGGATAAAAGCTTGTATGTTTATTTAAAATTAATAGATGCAGGATTCAGTGTGGAAGCATTCAATAATGGAAAGCAATTTAATGCACGTGATAAAAACGGCATAATTCAGAGCTTTTATACTTCTGGAACAATCGTTGCTCACGATGCAAATAATAAGATACATTCCATTCGAGAAAAAACGGTAGTAGATTTCATTAATCTTTTAAACAATCCAGAAATGTTAAATCAGCTCATAGGAGTTTACAATGAATGAATATCCAAGTATGTATGATGCGGCTATCGAATATGCCAAAAAAGGATTTGCTGTCTTCCCGTTAAAATACCGCGATAAAGTTCCGCTTACCAGGAATGGATGTAAGGATGCAACTACAGACGCAGCTCAGATAAAAGCTTGGTGGCAGAAATATCCAAATGCAAACATAGGTCTCGCGACTGGTTCAGTTAGCCAGAATGTATTTGTAATTGATTTAGACATTGACGAAGATCGCGGAATAGATGGGTACCATTCGCTTGAAGATTGGCAGCGTGAACATGGTGATTTCCCAGAAACATGGACGGCTATCACAGGGCGTGGCGGATACCATTTGTACTATCGTGGAAATGGTAAAATAAAGAACCGAGCCGGAATTATTGATGGTGTAGATATTCGTGGAAATGGCGGGTATGTAGTAGCTCCTCCATCAATACATAAGAATGGCAATCGGTATGAATGGGAATATTCACCGGATGAATTTGAAATTGCAAAGGCCGATAACAATGTAGAATACTTCTTGAGCCATGACGATCAGAAACAAGGCGCAGCTTTTGCCATGCCAAATATCGTGGCAGCAGGACAAAGAAATCAGATGCTTTTTCGTTTTGCGTGTATGATGCAGGCGAAAGGAGCGTCAGATCAATCAGTGTTCGCTGCTACCATGGCTGAGAATGAAAGTTCCTGCTCGCCTCCATTAACTGAACAGGAAGTCAAAGTCATTGTATCAAGTGCGACTAGATATGATAAAGGAAAGCCCATTCACATTGACTCAGAGGGGGTCGCAACGCAAGGGTGGAGGGAGCCGGAGTTTGATTTTACAGAAAAAGGAACAATGATTCAGAGCATTAAGAACATGTGTGAAGCCATTGAGTACGACCCTGATTTGTATGGACATATCAAATATAACGAGTTATCATACGCGCCCTTTGTTTGCGGAAGTCTCCCGTGGGAACATGTAAACATGTATAGGGAATGGAGCAACAGTGATGACAGCAATTTGAAGTCGTACATTGAATCAAAATACGGGCTAAAGAGTCTGGAGAAGATCATGGAAGCACTTAATATCGTGGCAAATAGAAACAGATTCAACCCTGTTGTTGATATGCTTACTGACATTCATAAGAATAAGTGGAATAAAAAGACCGGATATATCAGTAAACTACTTCCAGAATATCTGGGAGTGGAAGACACAGAGTATTCCAGGGAATGTATGAAACTGTTTATGTTAGGTGCAATCAGCAGGGCGTTCCATCCGGGATGTAAGTTTGACTATATGCCAGTATTATACGGCTCACAGGGAATTGGAAAATCTACCTTCCTGAGACTTTTATCACTCAATAACGCATGGTATAACGACAACTTCAATACAGTCGAGGGCGACAAAGCCCCGGAAAAGCTGCGCGGTATGTGGATGGTGGAACTGGCAGAACTGTTGGCTACTAAAAAAGCAAAAGAAGTTGAGAGCATCAAAGCATTTTTAACGTCCACAGTGGACACGTACAGGCCTCCATATGGGCGCAGAACAGAGCAGAGACCAAGAGTGTGTGTATTTGCCGGAACAACCAACAATGACCGTTTCCTGACTGATAGAACAGGCAATAGACGATTCCTTCCAATAATCACGAGAAAAGAACACGTCCTGAAATCCATGTTTGATGATCCACAAGCTGTAGCGTCAGACTTTACAAACGCTTGGGGAGAAGCCATGGAGCTTTTTGAACGGGCCGATAGAACACCTAAGTTAATTCTTCCGAAGAATTTACAGCGATATATAGAGGATAAACAGGAGGAATTTATGGAGGAGGACGTGAGAGTTGGAATTATTCAAGAATGGCTAGACCATACAACGGAACCTCGCGTTTGCGTTGCAATGCTATATGAACAGGCGCTGGGTAACGAGGGCCGCAAGCCCACAAGGTTCGAGTCCAACGAAATTCACTCCATCATGCAGAACTGCATTGACGGATGGGAAAGGGAAAATGGCGGGAAACGGGTGAGATGTGGAAAATATGGTCCACAGATATGTTACCAAAAAGTCAGAAAATTAAGTGAATTTGAGAAAATGTGTGAGTGTGAGATACCATTTGACTAGAACTAGTTACACTTAGTTACATTTAGTTACACCCTAAGATACACCTCAAACCCTTATAAATACTGTATTTTTTACTTAGTGTAACTAATGTAACTAATATTTTACTATAAAGTATATTTTAATAATTATATAAAAAGGTAATTATAGGAAAAATTAAATACTTATGTTACACGTTACACATTTAAGGGGGAAGAAATGGCAAGCGTAAGAAAAGATGATATTCCAATGATGGCAATGTTTATGCCTAAATTATGGGAATTAATAAAAGAGTTTTACCTGGTTGAACTCACAGATGAATATTCAAAAGCAGCTTATGACCGCTGTATGGAATTAATAGAAATATATTCAGATCCATTAGCAAAAGAATTTGTTTTAGCATTTTGCAAATTTATTGATTCTAAACAAAGGGAGTTGAGAAAGAATGTACAACACTAAGAATAAATACGAGCAGGGACAGGCTCTTAGAAAAGAAATCTACATGTATATCGTCAGTTATATCAAACTGGTTGGATATGCACCGTCGATCACAGAGATTTCTGAAAGAATGGATGCCGGGAGAGCTACGGTCTGGAAACATATCAATAATCTGGTTGATGATGGTTTGCTTAAGACAAACCACCCTAGTACCGACAGAGCATATACTCCAGTTGGGTACGGAATAAGAAAGATAAGCAAGGAGACAAAATGAAACTTTATGACATTGTTACAGCAGATGGTACATTCGTCGACAGTATGAGCAGAATAGAGATTTTGGAACGGTTCGAGATTTCTAAAGGAGTCTTTCAAAGATATCTGGATAATGGCGATCTGCTAGAAGGGAAATACCAAATAAATGATTATGACTGTGACATAAAAGCAAGGAAATGTAAGGACAGGGAATTATTCTTACAGTTTGACATTCTGACTCAGAAGATAAGGAGGGCTGTCGAATGGGAAAGTTAAAAATCAAGCAGAAAAAGAAAGCATTCATTCCGTATACGAATCAGCAGGCTTATATGTTTGCGCAGTCTATCCAGAACTGCCAGAAAGAGCTTAAGGAAATGGAAAAGAAAGCCTATGAAGATGGTTTTACCGTTGGCGAGGATTGGAGCAATACGATTAACACCGTCACAACCATGATGGCTCTGAGACGTTTATATGGCTTTTCTACGAAACGATTGCTTGATGTGGTAAGAACTGCCAATGGGTATGTTGAAATGGCAAATGAGGGCGAAATGAGCGTTCTGAGCATGATGCAGGACATTGAGGAGAACACAGATGTAAGATTTGACGAGATGAATAAGAATCTGGTTAAGAAGATGGGAGTATAAAATCATGTACTAACTGCGCAATAGCGTGTCAGTTGCTTACATGGGGAAAGTGAGGATGGAAATGGGAAAATTAAATCTGATAAACAAAGATAATTTAAAAGTCGGAGACGTGGTTGGAGTTGCAAGAGAAGTGCAGTGTGGATGGGGTATAGGGTTTAGACACGTCATGGTGTATCCAGCAAAGATTATTCGTATAACTCCTAAGCGAACTAAAATTGAAACCGACAAGTTTGGAGAGCACGCTAAATATGAAGCGTTTTATGAATACGATTCTGATGCCATAAAAGAAAGTGAAATGGCGAAGAAGTTTAAAGAAATCAGAGATGGTGTATATGCTATCGAAGATTTTAAGTCGAGACGTGGGCTGAGAACAATCAAAGATGAAGATTTAGATACACTGTCAGGGCATATTAATGCAGTTGCAAAAATTTTGAGAAGATATGGAAAGTGAGGACGCAATGACAGAGCAGGAAAAGAAGGAACTTCTGGACGAACTGGAAAAACGTATGGACGAAAAATACAAAGGCTGTCTTACCAGAGAAGACGTCGCAACCACATTAAAAGCACCGAGAGAAAAGTGGTTCAGAGACAACAACGGAAACGGAAGAGATTCTCTAATGACGGATGCTTTTGATTCTACCATTATCGCATGGCAGGTTTGGGAAATGATCAGAAAATTAACTTGCGTCGTGTGCGGTAAACAGTACGTCAGACAGCTTGCGAATGTAGAAAATGCAGATGAAATCGCAGAGAAACTTTGCCAGTTTGTCTACGATTTGAAGATCGAATTTAAAAAGAAGGAGGGCGAAAAATGAGCTACTGTGACGGAACCTGTAAGTATCTGAATACAAGAAAACACAAATGCGAATTAACAGGAGAAAAACTCACATACATGGAATGGAGTCGTGGAATCGAGTATTCAGTGCATGAACACAGAGGATTCTGTGAGAAAGATAAGGAGGACGCAAAATGTTAATCAGAAGTCAGGATAAAACAGCGCTGGTAAAGTTTGAAAACATTGTAGTCAATCTAAAACTCCCAGATTCATTGAATGTTATATGTTGGAGTTTGCAGGATGCACAGAGAAGTGAAGGATATTTTATTTTAGGAAAATATTCCACCAAAGCAAAAGCCATGAAAGTACTGGATATGATTCAGGAAGCATATGAAGAATATAAAATTACTTGTACTTTTTTGACAGGATTTACAGGACATCGAGCAATTGTAGAATCAAACGATATTCACGTCAATGGTTTCGAAGAACTTGTAAAAAATTTTAAAAAGAATATGGTCTTTCAGATGCCAGAAGATAGTGAGGTGGAAGTATGAAGTACAGAAAGAAGCCGGTTGTAATTGATGCAGTACAGTGGACTGATACAAATCATCGAGAAATGTTCGATTTTCTGACGGACTATCAGTGTACGGACCAGTACATGTCGGCAGAAGGTAAGAATTTCTATATTGACCATTGGAAGGTTCCAGGTGGATTGGTTATTAGGACATTAGAGGGCGAACATCTGGCGAATATTGGTGATTATATTATCAGAGGTGTTCACGGTGAGTTTTATCCGTGTAAGCCAGATATATTCAGAGAAACTTATGAGGAGGTGGAAGTATGATTACATTCTTGTTAGGGTTCACCCTTGGAACCATATTCGGAGTGGCTGGTCTTGTATGCGTAGCGATTATGTACGATAAGCGCCACCCAGACGATTAGAAAGGAGAACGGCATGCTGACAATGAATAAGAAGCTGAAAGACTACGGTATTCCGGAAGAAGACATAGAAAAACTGAATACGATGCTGAAAGACTTCCCGGCAGAGTATGGATACCTGCTTTCCAGTGCTGCCTTGTCAGCTTGCCCGAAGAACACGGTGATAGCAGATATGGTTATCGAGAATATCCTACACCGGAAAAGTTACAGGAAAATCAGCAAAGAAAGATATATCCCGATGAACCCGAAAGACTTCTACGGATACAGACGCAAGACCGTCGCTGTACTGTATGAGAGGATGCGGTTGTTGGGAATGTGGGAGGATGAATAAATGCGCTTAATTGATGCAGACAAAATAATTGACTCTCTTGGAAATTCGGATATGGATTTTGCAATAGGTGCAGTAATTGATGAACAGTCGACAGTTTTTGATGTGGACAAGGTTATTGAGCAATTAGAAGAATTAAAAATGAGATACTTCCTAACAATTGCAAATACAGGCGATGTAGATAAAGATTGTGCTTACGAAAATATTGCAAATACAATTGATAAAGCAATTGAAATCGTGAAAGGCGGTGGAGTTGAATGAGTAGTGCAAGCGTAAGATTCGGAACAAAAGCGTATGTGTGTGCAAGGTACTTCCTTAGACCGGGAAAGTGTTTCAAATACATCGACCAGCGTGGCGAAGATGCCACAGAACACGTCTATGAGGTCATGGCGTTATATCCATATTGCGCATTGTTAAGAGATACCAGAAACGGAGTCAGGACTTGCCCGGGATATAACACTTTGAGTCTGATGTTGAGAGGAAGTGAAGCGAGTGAGTAAATCAGTATTAGTAATAGATACACCAGAGAATTGCTATGATTGCCCGTTCGGAACTGCATACTGCGGCGAACTTGAATATGAGGGATACTGTGAATTAGCCGATTGTTTAGATTATGATGTAATTCTGATGACAGAAGAACATTATGATTACGAAAGCAAATCAAGACCTGATTGGTGTCCGCTTATGGACTTGCCAGAGAAAGACAATGGAAATTATCCGGCTAATACATTTGATGCAGGATTTGTGGAGGGTTGGAATCAGTGCATTGATGAGATTGCAGGAGGTGAAGTGGATGATTGATTTAGCGAATAAATGCGTATTAATCAGAACGTATGAAGAGTATGAAAATATTCTGAAAGTAGCAAAGAAACAGGGATATAGATGGTACGGCGGAAAAGAAGCGTATCCATATCCCTTTGAAGAGCAGCAGATCCCGGATATATTAAAGTTCTATGGCAATAAAGAACTAACAAGAAATGCCGACCTTGCACCGGGATATGAATTAGTAAAAGCATCAGACGTAATTGAATATGAGAAGGAGCTCAAAGAGGCTATAAGACTTGCTAGAATATTTGTTAAAAACCCAGACAGAACATTGATTGACTCGCTTATTAAGTCCTTAAAGTTGCTTGCAGATACTGTAGAAAGTCAGATGAAAGAGGTGAAGTAGATGGAGAGATTAACAGAAAGAGAAAGAAATGTTGATGGTACAGGAGTTGCAAAAGAAGAAATTACGGATGGATTATTAAAACCGTTTGCGGATAAAATTCTTACGAAACTTGCTGTTTATGAAGACTTAGAAGAACAGGGATTGCTTGTGAGACTGCCAGCTAATAAGAACGCAGAAATATACCTCATATCTTCCAGATGGACGATTTGTTCGAAATGTGGATCAAGATTTGATGAATACAGTTGTAGTGGATGTGAATACGAATGTGATAGTAAAAAAGAATATTATGTGCGTCCAACTTGTCTTTCGTCTATAAATGTAAGCTTTTATGCTAACCAATTTGGTAAAACCGTATTCCTCACCCGTGAAGAAGCTAAGAAGAAGTTGGAGGAGATTCAAAATGAATAAATGTTGTGCTAGTCAAGATGGTATATGTAGAAACTATATCTTATTCGGTGCTAAATGCGATGGATATAAAGAAAGATGCACACTGAGACCATGTTATGAAAACCTCGAAAAGGTGGCAAAAGGTTGTCAGCATAATTTGAGAAAAATGTTTGGAGTGGAGGAGTGATAACTATGTCAAACAAACCTGCACCAGACATAACGCTAAACCTTGCTATATCAGCATACCACGTGCTACAACAATATTGTACTGGACAGCCAATGAATTGCAAAGGCTGCGGATTCTACGAACACTGTCCAGAATGTTTTCAAGGCATGCCATGTGACTGGAGTTTGAATGAAGAAGGTGAAATAAATGAAGTTGAGAAATGCGACGTTGATTGATTACGGAGTGCCGCCGGACGATATACCAACATTACAAAGTCACTTGCGGAATCTTAGCGAAAGCGATAAATACAATCTGCTGCAGGTATCTATCAAATATGCACCCGGAATCGAATCACAAATCTATGACAGCATCGTGAACAGCATCGGCTATCGGACAATGGAGAAGATCAGAACGGTTCCTGCAACGGAGACTGACTTCTACGGTTATAAACGTAAGGTCATGGCGGAATACTATCATCTGGCCAAATTGATTGGCAGACTTTAAAAAAACTTAAAAAATTATAAAAGTGGTAGAGAGCTACGTACGCCCTAGTATGGTATTATAGTATATATAACTATAACTATGCTAGGGTGTTTTATGTTTGGAGGTGAGAATGTGGGAATGCCAATGGGAAAACCGCCCATGTATAAAACGGTGGATGAAATTGAAAAAAAAATCGAAAAATATTTTGAGGATTGTAAAGGATATCCTTTGACTGATAGCAAAGGCAAGCAGGTATTTAATAAATTTGGCTCACCAGTTTTTGCAGACGTTCATCCTCCAACGATTACAGGATTGGCATTGGCACTTGGATTTGCAAGCAGACAGGCGCTTTTGAATTATCAAACAAAACCAGAGTTTAATGACACGATTACGCGCGCGAAAGCCAGAGTAGAACAGTACGCAGAGGAAAGGCTATTTGATCGTGATGGTTCAAATGGCGCTCAGTTCAGCTTGAGAAATAATTTTAAGGGATGGGATGCTGATAAGAAAAATGATGATTCTGGAGATGGAAAGATTACGATTGTGAATAACATTCCAAGGCCGGAGAAACAGAATGAATGAGAATCCGATTAATCTGGATGAAATTATAGCTCCTGCCTTTTACAATGTGTTCTGGGACATTTTGGACGGAAAACACACCTATTATGATTTGTATGGTGGGCGCGGATCTACTAAATCATCTTTTGTAGGTGTAATGATTCCTTTCCTGATGATGCAGGACGCAGAGAACGGTATAATGTCAAATGCTGTTATCTTCCGTAAAGTTGGAAACACACTTCGAGAATCCGTTTATGAACAGATAGCATGGGGAATTGACGCACTCGGAGTCAATGAACTATGGGACACCAGTGTAAGCCCTATGCAGTACACTTATAAGCCTACTGGACAGAAAATCATATTCAGAGGACTGGACAAGGCAAAAAAGACTAAATCTATTAAAGCAAGCAAGGGATATTTCAAGTATCTCTGGTTCGAGGAACTTGACGAATTTTCGGGCATTGAAGAAATTCGTACAGTGCAGCAGTCAGTCCTTCGAGGCGGCAGTAAGTTTGTTGTATTTAAGACATTCAATCCGCCAATTAGCCGGAGTAACTGGGCGAATGTGTATGTAGAAGAGCCACGAGACGACAGCTACAGGCATAAGAGCGATTACAGATCAGTTCCTGTTGAATGGCTTGGACAGCAATTTATTGATGATGCGGAGCATTTGAGAAAGACAAATCAGAGAGCTTACGACCATGAATATTTAGGACTTCCGGTTGGACTTGGAACAAATATTTTTGAGCTGTTGGAGATTCGGACAATAACAGATGAAGAGATTCAGAAGTATCAAAGCATTTACCAGGGACAGGACTGGGGGTGGTATCCAGATCCTAAAGCATTTCTCCGTGTAGCTTATGTCCCTAATCAGGAAAAAGTTTTTTTATTAGACGAACTTGGAGGTCCCAAGATAAGAAACAAGGAAATGGCTAACCAGATAAAGAAAAAAGGATATGATGATTATTCAATATCTTGCGGAGTTGATGAAGAAGAAAGTATTATTGACTTTCGAGATGCAGGGCTTCCAGCACGTAGGGCCATTGTTACACCGGGAAGCCGCAAATATACTTTTGAGTGGTTACAGTGCCGAACATTAGTTATTGATCCGGCACGAACGCCTAGAGCATACAAGGAAATTATTAATTATGAGCACGAAGTAGATAGCAATGGAGAAGTTATCGCAGATTATCCAGATGGCAACGATCACTGGATAGATTCTCTCAGATACGCAACCAGTCCATTGTCCATGAGAAGGGGGAATAGTGCGTAATGAGAAAAAAATGTTTTGTTACGAATCCAAATGATACTATAAAAAATAAAATAGTTTCAAATGGGCAAGAAATCATTATAAGAACGAGCGTTTCCAAGAGTGCAATATTCTTAAAATATAAAGAATTTCTTACTGGTGAGGAAGGAAAATGCGGAGGATATGAGTTAGGCTCAATGTTATCAACACTCGCACTTGTAAACATGGATGGAAAAATCCTAGAAGTTCCCGCTGACTGGATAGAATTTGAGGACGACTAAATGGGACTTATAACAACACTAAAAAGGTGGTTTAACATGATTTTCAAAAAACAAGCCGAAGAGGATTTTAATATCCAGGCAGCAGAATTCCCAGAGATGGAATCGTTGATTAATAAATGTGCAAACATTTACAGGGGAGTACCGGAATGGTTAGATGACAAGAATAACATCAAGACGATTAATTTCGCGAAATCCGTCTGCTCAGAGACAGCTCGGCTCGCAACATTGGCGATCGGCATTCAGATAGATGGCTCCGCAAGGGCTACATGGCTACAGGAACAGATTGACAAAGTGTATTTCCAGATTCGTCACTGGGTAGAATATGGATGCGCTTATGGAACAGTATTTATCAAGCCAAACGGTGAGAGCCTTGACGTATTTACTCCGGCAGACGTGATGATTGTGGATTACGACAACCAGGAAATTAAAGGTATTATATTCAAGGATTCTTATACTGTTGGACGGAAATACTACACAAGGCTTGAATATCATAGATTTGTTGAGACCACTGTGGATGGCGTAACGACCTATCCGTACTACGTTTCAAATAGAGCTTATGTATCAAAATCTCCTCAGAGCATCGGCGATAAGATTGACCTCAAACAGACCAAATGGGCTGACCTCATGGCAGATACACCGCCGATTCTCAAGGCAAATGGGGAGAAGCTGGACGGACCGTTGTATGGAGTACTGCGGACACCACAGGCGAACAATGTGGACATCAGCACACCACTTGGACTTCCGATATTTGCAGAAGCTATCGAAGAATTAAAAGACCTCGACATTGCATACAGCCGTAACGCCGGAGAAATTTTCGATTCTCAGAAGATTGTTCTGGCAGATGATAGACTGCTGATGCCAAGTGGCACACCTGTGTCAGCTATGTCACCACAGGGCATGGAGAACAGACGGAACGAGATGAGATTACCGCACTTTGTCAAGAATGTATTCGGACAGGACGAAAAAGAATTCTACCAAGAAATCAATCCACAGCTCAACACAGATACCCGTATAGCCGGCATAAATGCCCTTTTAAGCCAGTTAGGATATAAGATTGGATTCTCTAACGGGTACTTTGTTTTCAACGAATCTAGCGGTATTCAGACGGCTACGGGCGTAGAAGCAGAACAGCAGAGGACAGTGCAATTCATTAAAGACGTGAGGGACAAGCTGGAATCCTGTTTGGATGAAGTAATCTACGCACTGAACGTTTACGCTGACCTGTACGGGCTTGCACCTGTCGGAGCTTACGAGGTCAATTATGATTTCGGGGACATCCTGTATGTACGTGAAAATGACCGTGCAAGATGGTGGCAGTATGTGACCACTGGAAAGGTTCCGGCATGGCTGTATTTTGTAAAATTCGAAGGAATGACGGAAAGCGATGCGAAAGCAATGGTTAAAGAAGCCCAGCCAGACGAACCAAAACTGTTTGGAGATGAGTAATTATGTTAAGCCCAGAATATTTACGCCGGATAACAGAGGGCAGTGAACAGATTGCGGAAGAATTGCATCAGTATATCATCTCTGAGATTGTATCCAGAATGATGTCAAGAATCGGCAGAGGTGAGGATTATATTCTGACCAATGCCGATGCGTGGAGAATTAGAACGTTACAGGAATCTGGCGAACTGCTAGAGGACATTCTAGCAGAACTATCCAAATATACCAAACGTGAACAACAGGAACTTCTTGAAGCGTTTGAAGATGCCGGAATCACTGCAATGAACTATGACGATAAAGTCTATAAGGCAGCAGGATTAAGCCCTGTACCGCTCGAACAGTCCCCAGCAATGATAAGGCTCATGGAGCGCAACATGCTTGCAACCATGGGCGAGTGGAAGAATTTCACACGAACAACCGCAAGTGCCGCTCAGAGGCTATATATCGAGCAATGCGACCTTGCATATAATCATGTAATGACTGGAGCAGTTGGGTATACGCAAGCCATCAAAGAGGCAGTCAATAACGTTGTATCAGATGGTGTTACTGTCACATATCCATCTGGCAGAAAAGACACGATTGAAACAGCAGTTGCACGTTCTGTCAGAACTGGCGTGGCACAGGCGTGCACTGATATTCAGTTGGCAAGAATGAAAGAAATGGGATATGGCTTAGTGCTGACATCGGCGCATATAGGAAGCCGCCCAAGCCATGAAGTGTGGCAAGGGCAGGTATTCTCTATAGACTGGGAAAAATTAAAAGAAATCAAGCCTTATCTTTAACAGAATCGAGATACAATGAAATTGCTTTATCGAGTATTTTGCTGATAGGTATTCCAGTATCATCAGAATACGATTTTAATTTTTCATAAATTTCACGATCAATAGCATTTGATATTGCTACACGGTTTTTTAAACCTCTGTTATTTGACATTTTATTCAACTCCTTTCATACTAAAGTTTATCATAACTTTCAACTACTTGCAATTAAAATAAAATAATGATATAATTGAATGTAGATAAATGCAGTTGAAAGGAGAAAGCACAATGACTTTTGAAGAATTTTGTATTAAAAATGGTAAAAAAGAAAAACCACTTTCAGGGAAATCCTACAGATATTCTCACGGAATGGCAGAAACTCGATTATACAAAATATGGGCAGGCATGAAAATAAGAACATCTGAAAAGGCACAGCCTCATAACAAAGTGGCGTATTTTGATAGAGGAATAACAGTATGTGATGAATGGAAAGAATTCAAACCTTTTTTATTATGGGCTTACACAAGCGGGTACGAAAAAGAACTTACAATAGACAGGATAGATGTTAATAAAGGGTATTCTCCTGATAATTGTCGGTGGGTGCCATTAGAATGGCAAAACAACAACAAACAAAGCAGTTGGAAAATTAAATACCAAGGAGATACAAAAACCGTAGGTGAATGGGAACATTTCTTTGGCGTTCATCGTGAATATATAAGAAAAAGGCTTAATCATGGATGGACTTTTGACGAAATTGTAGAAAACATAAAAAATCCCACAACATTAAACAAGAACAATAAAAGTGGTATAAAGGGAGTTTTATTTGACAATAATCATTCAAAATGGAGAGCTTATATTTCTGTAGGCGGAAAACGCGTAGAAGATCGAGTTTTTAAAACCAAAGAAGAAGCAGTGATGGCAAGGAAACAAATGGAATTAAAATATTGGGGATATACAAATATTGAGTAATTATGGGGTGGCTATTTATGAATAAAAAACATACTTATCCTGATTTTATTGAAAATTGTCATTATGGCGAAGCCGATGGAATATGTGGAGTAAATTGCAGGCATCATTTTTCGGTTTGGGTGGAAGGAATGCCGAATCCCTATGCGGAATTATCAGCGCAGGACAAAGCCGACAAAGGTAAACAGTACGAAAAAGAACAGCGGCAACGTACTTATGAGCGAAGAATCCGCAAAACGAAGCGTGAAGTCCTTGGAATGCAAGCGGCGGTTGATAACTGCAAGGACGAACAGGTAAAATTCGCATTACAACAAGACCTTGACCGGAAGTCTTATCTTCTACAAAAGCAAAATACTGCATACAAAGATTACTGCAAGCAGAACAACCTGAGGGAACTGCAAGACCGGCTCATGATTGCTAAGTGGAACCGCCAGAACGCTGCAAAAGCCAGAGGAGCGGCAAAACGATATAAAACAGCAAAGGGGATTGACTGATGGACAGATGGGAATATTTCAATCCTAATCCTATTAAGGGTAAGAGAACCGGAGATTGTGTTGTCCGGGCAATATGTAAAGCAACTGGCTTCGACTGGGAAACAATATTCGCCGGATTAATGATACAGGCGTGTACTCTGTCAGATATGCCGAGCGCAAATTATGTCTGGGGAGCGTATCTCTATAAACATGGGTACAGACGCAAACTGATTGAACAGTCAGAGCGATATATCTATACAGTCAACGACTTTTGCACAGACCATCCGACAGGTACATATATCCTCTGCATAGATGGTCATGTAGTGGCAGTACAAGAGGGCAAATATTTCGATACATGGGATTCCGGTAATGAAATCCCGGTATATTACTGGGAAAAGGAGAATAAATGAGCATATCAGAATTTGTACAGATTTCCCTCTCTATCTGTGGAGGGGTGTCCATTGTCGGAGGGGCGGCAGCCGTGATTTTTAAATGGATTACTCCGGCATTTCGACTTAATAAGCGAGTAGAGACACTGGAAGAACATGATAGACGAGATTATGAAAGTCTTCGGAGAATCGCAGAACGAGATTCATTAATTCTGGAAGTGTTATCAACCATGCTGGACAGTCAGATCAGTGGGAATAACGTCGAGGAATTAAAAAAAACAAAACAGAAGCTTACAAATTATCTTGCACAGAATCAGCGTTAATTGCATTAATAAGGGGTATGCTCATGAAATTATATGTGTTCACAAAGAAAGATATAGACAGGTTCTTGGCAGAGTGTAATTTTACACCGGACGAAGAAAGACTGTTCCGGCTGAGATGTAAGGAATATACGCTTGAATATTGTGCTGAGAAAATGAACGTGAGCATATCTACGGCGAAACGATTAAGCCGGAGGGTGAATAATAAAATAATTAAAGTGTGTTAAAAATATGGAGAGGATATTTCTACCCTCTCCTTTTTTATTTCTCACAATCTTCCAAGACAGCTCGCTCTAACAGCTGTCTCACATAATCCGGACATTTGCTTTTTCCGGATTCCCAGTTTTCGAGCGTTCTAACCGGTATGTTGTACCTCCTTGAGAATTCTGCTCGGGATATCTTTAAGTGTTCACGCATTTCCATAGTGGACATATTTTCTTTTTGCTTCAGATCATCTTCCATAGATCCTTTTGTTTTGTAAGACATGAATCCTACCGCGGATGGGAAAATACGGGTATAACTGGTTTTGCCTTCGTCGATCCATGTAATGCTGACATACACCTTTGCACATAAATATGGCCATTCCGGACTTAATATAGTACCGTCCGCATATACACAAACATCACATTCTTCAGCAATAGAATTATCATATATGATACGATCGACTTCTTCTTTAAAGAATTTCGCACGGCAATAGGCCACGATATCGTCTAACTGGTATCCGTCGCATTCAGGTATAAAACTTTTGATCTGTTTTCGCTTGATCTCCCATAGATTCGTGCTATAATCTTTATCCATTTTAACGAGGCTGTCGACAAACCCACCGACAGGAGAGGGATTTAAGATTTTGTAAGCTACATCAAGTTCGGCTTCAGATTTTCCACAGCCTTTCTTGAAATCATGCATTAATTCATCCATCATGGATTCAAATTCAGATTGATTATATCTATACATACATTTCGTCCTCATTTCTATCAATGCTCTTTGACATATTTATGTATACGCTCATATAAATTCATTTCATTTCGGTTCGCCATTAATTCGCTTAAATCGTTTGAATCATAATTTGTAGAATATACGGCATAACTGCGATTTTCGATAAACCATGAAGCTTCTTTGATGTTACTAAGAATCTCCATATCTTTAGCTCTTTTTTCTGCGCGAGCAGGTCTGTCTTCAGCTTCGTATTTTCTAACGAGAGCAGATAAATATGAAATCATGTTTTTTCTTATATCTTCAGCCCATGCAATCTGCTTTGGACTTCCGACGAGTTCAACTAATTTCTGTTCCATTGTTTTCGCTTCCTCCCATGCTTTCTTAAGACCGGAGGAAATTGTCATTGCAGATTTTTTAACCAGTTCCCATGCTCTTTTCATGAT